CGGGAATACTAGCAATCGGTGTCACCGCTCGGGAAGGCGGCGGTGTTGGCGGGCTGTGGAGTAGCCCGCCCATTCCCTGCCATACAGGGCAGGGGCAAATAGACTTTAACATATAATTTGCGAGTTAGTGATACAAAGGGAGACTCAACTCATAGTCATCCCTAGGCATGTTTTGTGTGAGAGTCAACCAAACTCTTCCCTAAATAGGGACTTCGGGGAACGCCCTGGTGAACTTCATGTGGTATCCATTCTCTCTGGCCTATCAAAACTTAGAAAACTTTGACTAGAGCAGTAACTATACCACACGGGGTCTTTTGGTTTGTATGTCGGACCTGTACCCAAGGCCCGGGGGGAGGATCACTCCAATTTGACCTCATCTGACGCTTGCCAGAATTGGTCATGAAAATCCTCCCAAGTGGGGAGTGGGCGATCCGCAAAATAGGGTTCAAGCCCACACTCCACAATTAGTCCATCAAAAACCTTTGCCATTTGCTCAAACTTTTCGCGCCCGTGGTAAAAATACTCACGATGGGCACTATGGATTATATCCACAGCCTGAGCCTGGCGAGTGATCGTTCTGCTAACTACTCCAATCATAAGACTCTTCTCAATTGAGTCTTCTTCTAGTGGAGCCATGCAAGCACCTAATTCACTATCCCATTTCCATTTCCTCTTCAGGAAAGAACATTCAGAGAGACTCTTATAGGGGACAGATTCTGCTTCTTTATCAGCCATTGTGTACTGTACTCCAATTGAGGCCAGCACACCAGACACACTAGTGTGATTAAACCACGGAGCTTCTTTCGAAACTCCAGCGATATTGTCATCACCGTAAGTCATGAGGGCGACATGCTTTTTAAAGTCACGAGCAGATTTATCAGGTGAAAGCACAGCATAACAATATCTCATATAGAGTGAGTTTGCAATACTATTCACTATAACAGTGAGGATGTGTCCTGAGGGATTAGTCCCAAAGAACATCACCAGGTCTCCAAAGAAATCATAGAGAGGGAATGAGGTATCTTCTGCTGCACAGTGCATAGCTAAAATCTCTTCTTTACTATAATTGCCACTAGCTTCTGCTATGGCTATCAGCACTTGCATAGAATACAAAAGAACCAAGGAAAACATACCTTTGTCAAAGAACCCGTAGTCACCATCGAAGAGTTGACCGTCCCCAAATTTGAGGAGATAGTCTCGCATCTTCTGCCACTCCAGAGAAGTAGTATTAGTGCCTACAGCTGATTCAAATGTG